CAGGTGCTTGATGAGCCGTTCGACTTGGGTGGTGGCGACACCATTCAGCCGTTCATCTATACTCGTATGTCGCTGAATGGCGTGTGGAAGACGGAGATCATCCCGATTCAGCGTCGCATTAGTTGCGAGAACATGCTTGGTCACGCTGGTCAGTTGATTGGCGTGAAGGCCACGAAGAATCACGACAACATGCTTACCATGCGTGCTGCTGTGTTGGAGTCTTCGATGGAGCAGGCGAACACGTTGCAGCGTATGGCTTTGGTGCTTAGGGATCAGGAGTTCACTGATGTGGAGTTTGCACAGTTGGTGAGCGCGGTGTTCCCGAGTCCTGAGCCTGACGCTCATCACAAGACGGTGACGGCCCGTAATCTGCGGGTTGCTGCCGTTGGTAAGGCGTGGCGTGCTGAGAAGGAACAATGGGACACAGAGGTAGGTAACCGTTGGTTGGCTTACAATGCGTTCCAAGGCGCTGAACAGCATCAGATCAGTACGGGGTATAAGGACACGGACGCTGCTAGTGAGCGTTCATACATCCGTGCATTGGATGGTAAGACGCCCGTCGCTGACGCAGCGTTGAGGCATCTGGCTGCGAGTTCGCTCGTCGCCTAGTCAGGTGCGTGGCTGCCATACATGACCTCCACCCGTCCCTTTCGGGCGTATGGTGGTCACGCACCCCTTTCGGGGGCAGGGACACACGTAACAGTACACCCAACTATCTGAAAGGATAGGTGGGCATCGACTGTTGCGCCCGTTTCGTGAACGTATGTGTCCCTGCCTTCGTTTCGTAATAACCCCAACCCCTAGGAGGAATACTATGGGGATTGCTGCACGTAAGGGACGAGTCGTGCCGTCCAACAGCAGACACATAACGTCTGTGCAGGTGATTGGCCCGATGGAAGCGGCCATTCTCCTGAAGAATGCTGCCCCCAATCGTATCGTGAGTGACCTGTTGGTCACGAAGTATGCGATTGCAATGTTGGAAGACGAGTGGGTAGACATAGGTGTCCCGATCATCTTTGATGAACAGGGGCGCCTAGCCGATGGACAACATCGTTTACAGGCGATTGTTGAGAGCGAGACTGCGCAACGGTTTTCCGTTGTGAAGGGTGTGGACTATGCGTCCCTGCTGCTTGCTGTCGATTTTGGTCGTAAGCGGTCTGTTGCGGATGTGTTGCGTATTGTGAGTGAAGACCCTGACGATTCTCGTCATTTCAAGTACTCGCAGTCGTTGCCTGCTACCGCTAAGGCCGTGATGTTGATGCAGTCCATTGGTGATCCCAACCCCAATCAGGCTGTTGCTCGTACTATGAGTGAGCGTGTGGTCTTGGAGTTTATTTTCCAGAATCAGGCACCATTGGAACAGGCATGTCGTCGTACTGCCCGTGTGAAGTATCATGTTCCGTTGATTGCTAGCGCATTGTCTGCTGGTTTCTTCTTGTTCAACGAGTTGAGCGAGGAAGACGCAGACACATTTGTAGAGGAGTTGTGTGCGCCTACAAGCACGGATGGGAACCCTGCTTGGGTGCTGCAATCACAGGTGCTGAAGGACCGCAACTTGCGGAATCCGAGTTTCAGCGCCGATCAGCGGTTGGGTTTGGCATATTTGATCAAGGCATGGAACGCTTTTCGTTCGGGCCGCATGGTGAGTCGTTTGAGTTACCGTGCGTTTGGTCCGAAGCGGGAAGACTATCCGCTGCCTGAATAGACTAGAGTGCGGGCGAGGGGTGTTTCCCATGCCTCTCGCCCCCACTCGCAAGTCGGAGGCGTCATGGGCAAAATGAAGACCACGCTAGCGTTGACACCTGCCCAGCATGATGAAATGATTGCTGCGTTCACAGAGTATGACGTTGCGTTAGCGGAGTTGTATGATGACAAGTCGGTTCATGTGCAGCGAGTTCAGGTGTTTGTTCGCATGTGCCGTACGGTTACCAAAGGTAGGTGGGAGCCTCCGTTGTGTGTGGAGGCGTTACAGCGTCCTGACTTTCGTGGGCGCGTGAAGGAGTACCGATGAGCGATATAGGAGAAACATGTGGGTGATTTGTAGCGATGGGGCGTTTGACGTAGCCACACATCGCAATAGAAAACATTACAGAACTATACGTGTGCGAGATCGCACGGACTTGGAGCGGTTACTGGACAGGTTGCACGCTGCCGCAGATGCACATTTGACTGTGCAGATAGCCTACTTGCAAAAGTGGGAAGGTGAAGATGAGGGCGATTGGCAAGAAGACGAGGACACGTTTATGCTTGCGGGTTCGATCATGTGGAAGCCTGAGATTCGGGATACCCCTAGGCGTGATTATCCGCACAGGTTGATGATACCTGATGCGGGGTGGCAGTTGTACCTGATGTTGGCAGCAGAAGCAATCGACTACTACGAGTTGAAGGAAGACATGAATACACGGTTACATGAGGACATAGACTTGCCCTTGGAGGACGTAACGTCTAAGTTGCAGGGGCTTGTGAGAATCTCGAAGACGTTGAAAGAATATTGGACCGTAACACGTTTGTAACAGAGTTGGCGCAGAATCTTAGTCAAAAAGTACCACGCCAACACAAACGAGCCAGTAGGCTCAGTGGTACTCAGTACCTCCTCCCCCTCTCTTTAGAGAGGGGGAGGAGTTTACTCAGTACCGTTAGGAGGAAATATGAAATACGCTTTACATAGAGCAGGTGATGGACGATGGGTGCACACATGGGTTCGCCAATCTTCGATCAAGACTGCGGACATGTGCATGGAAAGATTCCGAAATAATATTTTCGGACTTAGCGAAGAGCCTGTGAAGGATGCTTCATCGCTTGGCACGGTGTGCCATGCGGTTGCAGAAGATGCTTTGACGGCACGGATGGACGAGCAGGGAGAGATGGAGGAATCCGATCTACACGCTGCGTTCGATTACTATTGGGCTGACACGGTACCCACGATTGAGCGGTGGGAATCGTATGCGCCCGATCAGGCTGCACGGTTGGGCAAGGAGAAGTTGTCATCGTGGTATACGGAAGTGTACCCGCAATTGTGGCCTAAGGCGGTAGAGCAATACTTTGAGGTTCCGCTCATCGAAGACGATGAGCGCATAGTGAATCTCACGGGGACAGTTGACCTAGTAGAGAGCGACCGCTTGTGGGATTGGAAGTTCCCAAAGCGTGACTATTCCAGAAATGCTTGGGAGTATGAAAGGTGGGATGTGCAAAGCATAGCGTACTGCTATGCACTAGGTATCCCCAACTTTTCATATGCGATCATGCACCCTGCGGGGGTAGGTCGCATGGATTTAGTGCGTGACCAGACACACTTTGACTGGCTACGCACAAAGGTCTTGGCACTATGCCGCTACGTTGAAGCCATGCCCACACCACCGTGGGTACTAGGCGACAACGGGTGGTGGTGTTCCGAGAAATGGTGTGCCGATTGGGCGCACTGCAAAGGTTCCAACGAAAGGAAACCATAATGGCATTTACGCCACTAAGCCCTAGTGAAAGGGCATCCATAGAAGCGCAGGTGTTGATGAAGGCTTCGGTCGAACTGACCGTCGCTGAAATCAACAACGGCGACGAAGGTGTGGCCGTGACGATGGCAGTTGACAACGCTATCGCTCTGGCACAAGGACTGTCGCAGGTGAAGGAGACACTGCTTCAGCAGACCGTCGCTGACGTACAGCCCGTCGTAAACGTAACGGACGCAACGGCGACTGCCATAGCGACCGTAAAGGAAGCATTTCCTGAGGCGCAGCCCGCTCCACAGATTGCTCCCGCACAGCGTGAGTCGCTGTACATTGACGACAGCCAGTATGCGATAGTCAACAAACTGCTCATGCATGAGCGTGCTATCGGAATCACCTATGGTTCACAGCAATCAGCGTTCATGGACAATCAGGCGATCCGCAAGTTGTTCGCCGCAGGTATCCGTCAGTTCCCTGACGACTACTGGGCAGAGTCCATGCGTGGCAAGGACATTCCAATCACCAAGAACGGCAAGTGCGGACTTGGTGACTTCAAGGTTAAGCGTGGTACCAGCCTGAACGAAGACGGTTCACATACCGTGAGCCAAGGCGAAGGCAACCACCCGCTTGCCAACAAGAGCGGTTACTTCGGTGGGCTGGTCAAGCACAGTCCATTCACATGGGGTGAGCGTCCAGATGCGATTGATCCGCAGAACTGGTTGGCAGCAATTGCCTGAGCGTCTAAGCCTTGAGGACGCAATGAGGCTGGTTGGAGCGGGAGCGGCTGCGGCTGCTCCCGCCCCAGCGGCGGTTGAGATTGAGGGTATTACGTCTGCTGACTTGAAGCGGTTATACACCCCCAAGACTGAACAAATGTCACGGATGCGCACAGACTTGAGCGCAGGAGGAGAGTGGAAGTTTGGAATACGAGGGTTTGATGAAGCCACGCTAGGTGGCGCACGCGCAGGTCAGTTGGTCACCCTGATCGGTAAGACGCACACGGGTAAGACGTTGCTGGCTATGAACATGGCTGCACGTAACCGCAACCACAGGACACTGTGGGTTAGCCCCGACGAAACTGAATCAATGTTTTGGGGGCGGTACACGGCTATGCGTTTGGAGATCAGCCAGAAAGACTGGTTGGGGCGCCTCATCCGAGGCGACGAGGCGGCATGGAATCGCACAAGCGAGATCATGGCGAGCGAAACCAACCTGCACTTTGAGTCCACAGGTATGTCCGTGGACGATTTGGACAAGGCTATGCGGATTGCGTCTGCGCAATTGTGGGATGGTCAACGCCCACAGGTGCTTGTATATGATTATTTAGAATTGATACGTGGAGGTGGACCAAACGACCACGCCAGCGTGCAAGCAAAAATTGAATCCTTCAAGCAACTGGTATCCGACTGGCGAGTAATCGGAGTCGTAGTCCACCAATCAGGCAGAGGAGCAGGCAATCGCGGACGAGCAGGCGGCATCGACTCAGGTCGATACGCCTCCACCAGCGAAAGCCACTTCGTCATCGAAACATGGCGCCGATGGGACGACGTTAGCCTAGAAGAAGACGTACGCTCCTACTACGAAGATGAAGTCAGCGTGGGTCTACACAAGAACAAAGCAGGCGAAGGCGAGAAGGCAGAGGTAAACCTCACCATCCACCCGAGCGGCAGACTTCTAGAACCGGGCGTAACGTGGGAGCAGATGAACTTGGACGGGTTTGATGTCTGAACCAATCTGGAACCTATTTGAAGGGTTCCCATACGCATACGGCAGCGACGCTGGCGGTTGCGTATGGGACCACGTAGACCAACGTCTATTGTTGCGCCATCGTAGCGGTGAGGAAATGATCGGGGTGTACCCAATGGTATACGATCCTGAGGAAACCCTCCCCGCTGGTAGCGGTGGTTGGCAAGAAGTAGACGGGCACAAAATTTATCCTGACATGAAACCCGAATTGTGGAAATGCATGTGGGGCGCCATCGACATTGACGAAGGCGACGACTCGCTCATCTATGCGCAGAACGTAGCCACCGTGTTACAGGCGCTGGCAATGCAGGGATGGGTGGAACTGTCTCGCTCCAAGGGCTGTCACGTATGGGTCTTTGCCGAAGACTGGGTTGAAGCGCCTACAATGCGACGAGCGTTACAGGCGGTATGCCAGATGGCTGGCATCAAATACGATGCCGTGTACCCCAAGCAGGACTCGTTGCCCGGTCCACCGGGCAACTATATGCGCCTACCGTATGGTGGTGCTAGACCTGAAGGTCGTCAGGAGATGGTGGACGAGAACGGGTACCCGATTGACTACTACAACTTTGTGATAGATGCTGAAGGCACCCGTGTCAAGATTGACCTGTTGGAGATTGCGGCAGGGCTATGGGTAGATCCTACGCCTGACTTGCCACCTACGCGGGCCTATTCGCGGGAGCCGTTGATGAAAATTGATGGCACTCGTTTGCGTGGGGTAGCACGTAGGATGTACGACGATGGTCCCCATTCGTACTACACTCAGCAGCATGGTGCTGGCAGAGGACGACATGGGTTCCTCAACAGGTTCGCCCGTGCCATGTGGGAAGCAGGGTACGGAGTGACCGACATCGTGGTGTGGACGAAGGACTTAGATTCTCGTCTAGGTACATGGTGGTCCGAAGGGCCGAAGTTTGCAGGAAGGCAAGACTGTGACCGACAAGTCGAACGACTCGTTACCGACGCACAGCAGCGCGCAACCGTCCACTGAGTTCTCTTTCTTGGTGGGAGGGCGTCCCGTACCCAAGGGGCGTCCTCGCATGTCTCGTAAGGGACGGGTGTACACGCCTGCTGCGACTGTACGCGCGGAGGCGGAGTACGCTGTGGCGGTGGGAGAGGACGGTCCCGTCTTTGACGGGCCAGTCCGTGTAGAGTTGATCTTCACGGAAGAACATACAGCAGTTACGATTACACCAGTGGAAGAGTGGTCTACGCCTTTGCGTGGAGACTTGGACAACTATGTGAAGTTGGCTTTGGATGGTATCCAACGTGCTGGCATTATCGTGAACGACCAGCAGGTCGTTCACATCGACGCTACGAAAGTGTGACGCTATGTCATTCGCGGATCAGCCATTCTCACATCGCTTTCAGACGATGGGAGATATTTCGGAACGCAAGTTTGAAGAATTGTGCGACCGTAAGTTTTGTCGCTACGGGCTGAATCGTCCACCGATTCACATGGGTTCGTTGCCGCCTAGCGTACGGTACACGCCTGACTATCTGACTTCTGAATCTTTTGTAGAGGTGCAGGGGTTGGGGTCGGATCAGGTGTTGAAGTTGAAGTTGGAGAAGATGAAGGCGTTGCGGTCATGGCATCGAATGCATCGTGTTGTTTTGTTTGTATACGATTCGTCCAATGATCGACACGCCAACATACCC